GTTATTGTTTAGCCAGGAGCGCTCCGCCGGTCTTGGACAAGATCAAACGACATTGGGCGGCGGTGCTGGCCCAGGTCAAAATACTTTAGCGTAAGGAGAAAACCATGGGCGGACTATTTGGCGGGCCATCTATACCGGCACCACCCCCACCACCGGAACCGGATCCAGCGATCGCGGCCAATCAGAAGAAACAAGAAGAGCGCCTGGCATCACAGGAGAAAGCGCAACAAGATCGTCTCCGGGCAACTAAGCGCGCCCGTCAAACCGGCGGTATGCGTTTGCTTTTTAGCCAGGAACGTCAAAATCCAGCTTTGGGTATTACTCCTGAATCCCTTGGATCAGGCGGCACCAACACAATGGGGAGCTAATCATGCCGGAAGTCTATGACAAAAAGGGCAATAAGCTAAAAGAGTTTGCGTACACCAAGTCTGGAATGGCGGCCGCACGTCGCTATGCCGCCCAGGTTAAGGGCCGCGTCGAAATTGAACACAAGGACGAAATGGCCAAGACAATGAAACGCAAAAAAGCATATATGTAATGCCGCTGAAAAAGTACCAAAACCCTAGTGGCGGATTAAATGCGGCTGGACGTGCGTTTTATAAACGTACCGAAGGATCAAATTTAAAAGCGCCAGTCAAGGGTGCCGCTACCGGGCCGGAATCAATGCGTCGCAAGGCGTCATTCCTGGCCAGGATGGCTGGTAATGCTGGACCTGATTTTGATGAGAAGGGGCGACCAACCAGGAAACTTTTATCACTTCGGGCTTGGGGTGCCAGCTCTACGGCAGATGCAAAAAAGAAAGCGGCAACGCTTTCGGCACGATATAAACGAATGAAGGAAAGTAAAAAATGAAGAAAATGCCGGTAGCACACGTTTTAAAACGTGCAGAATTAGCAGATTCGCGTAAGGATTTATGGCGCTCGATTTACGAAGAGTGCTACGAATTTGCTTTACCCCAGCGTAATCTCTATTCCGGCCAGTACGAAGGCAAAACTCCTGGGCAACATAAGCGCGCCAGGGTCTTTGATTCGACTGCAATCAACTCGACCCAGCGTTTTGCGAACCGTATCCAGTCGGGCCTATTCCCGCCGTACCGGAAGTGGATGCAACTTACTCCAGGATCATCGATCCCGGCCAGCAAACGCAAAGAAGTAGCCGACGCCCTGGACATTTACTCGGATAAATTCTTTGAAGTATTGCGTCAAACAAACTTTGACCTGGCAATCTCGGAGATGCTCCTAGATATGGCCGTGGGTACCGGCGTTATGCTCATCATGCCAGGCGACAAGGATACCCCAATCCGTTTTACTGCGGTGCCGCAATACCTGGTCTCATTCGAAGAAGGCCAGCATGGTACCGTCGATAACGTGTACCGTAAGTTACGCGTCAAGGGTGAGGCAATTACGACACAATGGAAGGATGCCAAGATCCCGGCCGATCTCCAGGTCAAGATTGATCGCAAACCCGAAGAAGAGATCGATCTAATCGAGGCAACGATCTACAACTATTCAACGGGTGCAGTTTGTTACTACGTTTTAGAACCTAAAGGTAAGAATGAGATCGTTTATCGTGAGCTAAAGAAGAGTTCTCCCTGGGTAGTAGGCCGTTATATGAAAGTAGCCGGCGAGGTTTATGGCCGCGGTCCCCTGGTAAACGCCCTACCTGACATTAAGACACTTAATAAAGTAAAAGAATTGTTACTAAAGAACGCGTCGATCTCCGTGGCTGGCGTATATACGGCCGCAGATGATGGCGTATTAAACCCAGCGACAGTCAAGATCGCTCCAGGCGCCATTATCCCAGTAGCACGTAACGGCGGCCCCCAGGGCGAGAGCTTGCGTCCATTGAGATCCGGTGGTGACTTCAACGTATCCCAGCTCGTTATCAATGATTTGGTCAATGCCATCAAAAAGATGCTATTGGACGATACTTTGCCGCCGGATACCATGAGTGCGAGATCCGCAACCGAAGTCGCGGAGCGCATGAAAGAGCTATCTCAGAACATTGGACCCGCATACGGCCGCTTGATTACCGAAGTCATGCAACCAATCGTGCGACGCACCATGGAAGTCATGGACGAAATGGGTATTGTTGATTTCCCATTGCGCGTAGATGGATCCGAAGTTAAGGTAGTGCCAACTGGATCGCTGGCCCAGGCTCAGAATATGCAAGAAGTCAATGACGTATTGCAATTCGTCCAGGTGGCCGGGCAAGTAGGTCTTGGCGCCCAGCTTGCTATCAACCAGGAAGAGCTGGCCGATTACCTGGCCGATCGCCTGGGAGTACCAAGCTATCTGATTAACTCAAAAGAGCAACGCCAGGCAATTATGGCGCAAATGGCCCAGGCCGCCCAAATGGCCCAGGCCGCGCAACAAGGCGGCGCAGAACAACCACAAGCACAAGAGGTCTAAAAGATGATGGAAGAAGGATGGGAAGGTCTCCGGTCTCCGGAGATCAAGCAAAAGGGCGCGTCGGATAATGAGATTGATCTCCTGGTCACTCGCGTCTTTTCAACCGATGATGGCGTAAAGCTCTTGGAATGGCTAAGAGCTACAACCATCGAACAGCCGACCTGGTTTCCGGGAGAGGACCCTTCCCATGGGTTTGCCCGCGAGGGTCAAAACTCCCTGGTCCGGGAATTAGAGCGGCGAATTAAACGAGCGAGGTCTTAAATATGAGCGATACCGACAACTTGACCGCTGATACTAGCGATAATCAAGCCGGCAACAACGCAACAAGTAGCAATAAGGACGATTCGGGTAGCTTACTGAACGTTAAACCAGCGGAAAAACCAGGTCAAAAGATGGATGATCTAGCGGCTCCGCACATGGACGTAGATCCAAACGACAAACCCCAGGAAGTAGATAACGACGAAGAGCTGGATTTTGTTCGCCCGGAATTTTTTCCTGAAAATTTTTGGGACGAAGAATCCGGTCCGGACGTTGAGGGTCTAGCCAAGGCGTACTCTGAGCTACGGGCCAAAATGTCTGCTGGTAAACACAAGGCACCCAAGGACGGTAAGTATGAGATTACCAGTCTAAAGGACCGCGGAGTGGCAGAGGACGATCCCATGCTCAAGGATTTTGTAGGCCTGGCCAAGGATCAGGGTTTAAGCCAGGAGCAATTCGATCAAATGATCGATCTCTACACGAATCACATGGGCGCCGCAGATGAGCAAATGAAAACCAGCCGCGAAGCTGAGATGAAGAAACTGGGCCGCAATGCGGACAAGATCGTTCAATCAACTGAGCAATGGCTAGTCAAAATGCAAAATGCTGGCACATTAAACCAGGGCGAAATCGAGGCAATTGGACGCGCCAGTAATAACGCGTCTTTTATCTCAGCGTTGCATAAGATCCGGGCATCCTATATGGAGACGGACATCCCTGGGCTTGAAATGCAAGAAAGTCAAAAGGCAAGTATGAGCGATGTTCAGTCGATGATGGCTGATCCAAAATACGGAAAAGATCCGGCTTACACCAAAAAAGTGGAAGATATGGTCTATTCAATGTTTGGAGAGGGAAACCGATAGGCTTCCCGGTCACAACAAAAAAGAGTGCGAAGCTGATTGCAACGCACTCTTTTTTTATTTATAGTGTTACGTAATGGATAACCGCAAGGCCCGTTACTACGCGTAGCGACCCGCTTGGATAATCGCAAAGCTAAAAATGATTTTTAATTTTTTAAACTTTGATATGAAAGGAAATTGAGATGAGTATTCAAATCTCTAATGCTTTCGTCACGTTATTCGATAGCGAAGTTAAACAAGCATACCAGGCGCAACGCGCCCTGGCTGGTTTGACACGTGAGCGCACTAACGTAGAAGGCTCGACTGTAAAATTCCCAAAAATTGGTAAGGGAACTGCATCTGTTCGTGTACCACAAACTGACGTAGTACCTTTAAACGTTACTTATGCACAAGTAACTGCCACTATGACAGACTATATCGCCGCAGAATATAGCGATATTTTCAATCAGCAACGTGTTAACTTTAATGAGCGTCAAGAACTCGTTCAGGTTGTATCCGGTGCGATTGGACGTCGTATGGACCAAGTAATCATTGACGCTTTAACTGCCGCATCCAGCACCGGTACAGTCGCTAAGACTATTGCCGATGATGGTTCGACTGGTTCAGCATCAAACTTAAACGTTGGTAAACTCCGCGCCGCCAAGAAGATTTTGGACGCAAAGAACGTACCAATGGAAGGTCGTACGATTGTTCTCCATGCGAACAACTTGTCCGCTCTGTTAGGTCTAACATCCGTGACCAGCTCTGACTTTAATACAGTTAAGGCTTTGGTAACTGGTGAAGTAGATACCTTCTTGGGCTTTAAGTTTGTGACCGTGGGTGATCGCGATGAAGGTGGCTTGCCACTCTCCAGCTCTGATCGTACTGTTTATGCTTTCCATCGCGATTCCGTAGGCATGGCGATTGGCTTGAATCAAACTAGCCGTGTTGACTATATCCCTGAGAAAACTTCTTTCTTAGTGGCATCTATGTTCAGCGCCGGTTCAGTAGCAATTGATTCTGAAGGCATTGTTAAAATCACTTGCGCTGAATAAGGAGACTAGATCATGGCATTTACTCGCGACAATTTTGGCCCAGTAGGTAACGTATCAAAAAGAGGTAACTCTCCAATTATGTGGGGTTACAAAACTGCTGATTCAATTGCTGATGTAAACACAGAAGGTTACTTTAATGCAGTAACCGACTTGGTTAGCGTAGGCGATTTAATTTATTGCGTTACATCAACTGGTAGCACCGCAGTAGGCACTTTAGTTTATGTATTGACTAATACTACCGCTGGTGTGGTTGACGTAAATGATGGTACAACACTATCAAATACTGATACTGACTAAGTAGTAGGAATAAATCCAGGCGAGTTTTCTCGCCTGGATTTTCATCATTAAAGGATTACTATGGCGTCGGGTGATACAAAACTATCAATATGTTCTGATGCTCTGATTTATCTAGGGCAAAAACCACTAACGTCTTTTTCCGAAGTTTCTGATTCGTCGCAGATTTGCGACCGTCTTTATGACGACATCCGGGATATGGTTTTGTGTATGTACCCCTGGAGCTTTTCGTTTAAGAAAACCCAGCTTGCCCGTTTAGTCGATACACCAGCATTTGGCTGGAAATACTTATATCAATTACCTGGAGATCGCATTGCTGGTGTTCGCGCCGTATATGCTGACGATACAGTTAATTACCCATCTACCGTTGAATTTGACGTACAACAAGATAAATTACTAACCAACATTGAAGAAGCCTGGATTGATTACCAGTACCGTACGCCGGAAAGCGAAATGCCAAGCTATTTCGTTAATTTCTTGAAGTACGCCCTGGCCGCCAATTTTGCACAGATGGTTACTGACCAACTGACCAAGGCGGAATATTATCAGCGTCTCGCGTTTGGCTTGCCCGAAGAGAATATGCGCGGCGGATTCTTCCGTCAAACCATGACCATTGACGCGCAAAGCCGTCCATCTATTACCCTGGATCAACAGGACGCATTCCCACTTATCAATGTACGGTTTGGATAATGCCACGTTCAGTCCTTATTCAAACCAATTTTGTAGTGGGTGAATTGGACCCGCTCTTGCGCGGCCGTATTGACTTAAACCAGTATTACAACGCATTACAAAAAGCCACGAATGTGGTGATTCAACCCCAAGGCGGCGCACGTCGTCGTGAAGGATTGCAATACATTGACACCTTGCCGGCCAACCTAGCAAGCCAGGCACTTAAACTTGTACCGTTTCAATTTAATGTGGTCGATTCGTATATGTTTGCGATCGTCCCTGGACGCGTTTACATTTACAAGAACAAGGCCCTACTGACCAATATCAACGGATCCGGTAATAGTTACTTGGCCGTGGCCAGCTTTACTGCCGGAGTGATTCCAGGACTAAAGTTTGCCCAGTCGGCCGATACGATTATTTTTGTCCAGGAAGATTTAGCGCCAATTAAGTTTGTACGGGGCGGAACCGATACGAGCTGGACCGTCTCAACGATTGCGTTTGATGAGATCCCGTTCTATGCCTATACGCTAACCGTTACCGTACCAACTTCCGGACACTTAACGCCATCGGCAACAAGCGGCAATGTAACCCTTACGTCGCAAAATTCATTTTTTGCCAGCACCGATGTTGGCCAATATATCAATGCCGAACCCCAGGGACGCGCAAAGATTGTTGAATACAAAACAAATACTACTGTTAAAGCTATTGTTGAAATTCCATTTTTTGATACTAGCAATATTGCCCAGGGCAACTGGGAAATTGAACGCGGATATGAGGCATCCTGGAGCGCTGGCCGCGGATGGCCAAGAGCAGTAACATTCCACGAAGGTCGTCTATTCTTTGCTGGCGCCAAGTCCAGGCCGACTACGGTTTGGGGATCCCGCGTATCGGATTTCTTTAATTTTCAATATGGCGAAGGTTTGGACGATGAGGCCGTAGAGGCGACAATCGATACGTCACAATTAAATACGATTACCGATATTTATTCGGGCCGTGACTTGCAAATCTTTAGTATTGGCGGCGAATTTTATGTCCCCCAGGCAACCCTGGAACCAATTACGCCGACTAACTTTATTATTCGCACGTCAACCAAAATCGGCTCAAAGAATAATTTCCCAGTTATTGGCCTGGATTCCGGTACCTTGTTTTTGCAACGCCAGGGCAAATCAGTTAACGAGCTATTGTTTACCGATACTGAGGCAACCTACATTGCCAATAACGTGACATTGCTATCCGGACACCTGGTCAAGAACCCAGTCGATATGGCTCTTAATCGGGCAACGTCAACTGACGATACGGATCGTTTATATGTCGTTAATGGCGACGACGGTACGATTATGTGTATTTCATTGCTGAGATCGCAAAGCGTTATTGCACCATCGGAATTTACAACTGACGGGCTATTTAAAGCCGTGGCCGTTGACGTCAATACGGTTTACGTCATTGTGGCCAGGAGTGTCAACGGAGCAACTGCTTATTATGTTGAGACGTTTAATCGCGATCTGACAATGGATAGCGCTAAATATGCCAGCTCCGCGGCCGCATCTGCATCAATGTCTCACCTGGTAGCCAAAACTGTCAAAGTAGTTCGCGACGGCATCCTGGAATCTGATAAGACTGTACCAGGGGGCGGCACAGTTACATTCTCAACGGCCGCAACTGCGTCCTGGCAAGTCGGTTTAAATTACAACATTAACTTAAAAACCATGCCAGTCGAGGCAAAGATGGCATCGGGTAATATCCGCGGATTTAAAAAGCGGATTATGGAAGTGAATGCGGACGTATTTCAAACTCAGTCCATGACCATCAACGACAATCCTATTCAGTTTAGACAATTTGGAACCGGGGTTTTAGATACTGCTATTCAACCATTTACCGGCGTCAAGAAAGCTGGACCATTGTTAGGCTTTGATAAAGAGGGAATAATAACGGTGACGCAAGGCGAACCGTTAAAGTTCAATTTGTTAAACATGGAATTTAAAGTTTCGATAGGACAATAATCATGGAAGTCGCAATTGCCGCAATGCTTGTAAGCGCCGTTGGCCAATATCAACAAGGTCAAACGCAACAGAAAATTTATAATGCCCAGGCACAAGCCGCTCAACAACAGGCGGACTTTCAAGCCCAGCAAGTAACAATGCAAGGCAGAACCGAAGCTATTCGCGCCCAGCAAGAGGGGTTAAAAACGTTGACAAACATTAACCGAACAATCTCGACAGTAAGAGCTAGAGCTGGCGCCGGAGCAATTGATCCGTTTGGCGGATCTGCTGGCACATTGCAAACATACGCATTGCGCGAGGGTTATACAGAATTTAATATCTCCCAGGAGAATGCAAAGCTGGCTCAATCTTCTGCTGGATTCCAGGCAAACATTTACAAATATTCCGGCCAGCAAAACGCCAACATTCTGCGCGCATCCGGCGATGCCGCGGCCGAAGCTGGTATGTACCAGGCAATTGGCACAGTCGGCCAGGCTGGCATGATGTATTCATCTGCCGGCGGACCCAAATCTAAATACTCACTATTTGGATAATAATCATGGCCGATAGACTTCCACGATACCAACAAACCGGCATAGCGATAGATCCGTATCGTGCCGCATCAATGCCATCAATTGATTATTCGCCATTAAGTCGCGAAAGCAGAAATCTTGCCCAGGCACAACAGGGAGCATTAGATCGCGTTATTACATTTGCCGGCAAGATTGGTATGGAACAGGCCGAAGAAAAAGGTCGGGCATCCGTACAAACTGCTGAACAGGCTCGCCAGGTATTAGAAGATACCCAAAAAACTGGTATGCCGCGTAGTGTTTACGATAAAGCCGCTTATGACCAGGCGAATGAACTTGTTGCATTGCAATTGCAAAACGATGGCCGCAGACTTTTAAGCGAAAAAGTTAACGCATTCAAAAACGATCCCAATTCTGACCCAATTCAGTTTTTAGCAGAAGCCGCTGATGTACGCGATGGCCTGGAATCGCTGACAACTTTATTGGACCCAAAACTAAAGGGCCGAGTTTCTAACGATTTAGATCGTATTAAAAATGTCTCATTCCTAGAAATATCTGAGCGTCACAATGATCGCGTTGCCCAGCAATTAAAGGCAACAACGCTGGCCGGATTAGAGCAAAATGGTCAAGATGCCATTCGCATCATGAGTAGCGGCATGGCAAATTCTGAAAATATTTTATTTCAAGAATTACAAAGAATTAGACAGTACGCTATTGGCGGCGGATTTGGACCGGTAGAAGTAGAGCGTCAAATACAAAGCATTACAGAGCAAGCTCACATAGCGCGCTTTAGAAAAGAATACGAAAGGGCGCCAAACAAGGCGGCATTCCTAAAGCAAGTGCAGTCTGATCTCGGAGCTGGTCCCATTGGCGAGCTATACGATAAAGAAGGTAATCCTCTCAAACAGAATCGCATTACCCGCGGCATCGATGTAAACCGCATGGGCGCCCTGGTCAATGAGATCGAGGCAGACTTGCGTGCCAGGGACGCACAATTTAGAGCATTGCGTACTGAATTGAAAACAGATGTATCGGAATCATTGCGAATTATTTCTCTTGGCCAGGTGCCAAGCGAAGGCGTAGTTACAGAAATTCAAGGCCGCGCCCGTCGTTTAGGATTACCCGACAATGATCCTACAATGCGCCAGGTTAACTATTTGAGTGTATTGCGTCAAAACTCTATTGCATTTAATAAGATGTCGCCCATGCAATTAGGCGACTGGATTCGTGACGCGCAAAGCAAAACAACTGGCGGCGCAACTCTTGAACAAGCAATGTTAATTGACGTAGCTCAAAAATCATTAACTCATAAAACAACTATGCTTGATAAAGATCCGGTTAGTTACATGAATCAAACCGGAGCCGCCGAAGTTAAAACTCTTAACTTTGCGGCGGCACCCGTCGATTTAGTAAAGCAAATTGGAGAACGCGTAACGCAATCTAAATCGTTTGCGGCCAGCATGAACTCGCAACCCAAGTATTTTTCCCAGGATGAGGCTAATGCTTTAAACACATTTTTACTAACTGCTACTCCCGATCAGCAAATTTCATTGCTTGGATTTATGAACCAAGGTTTTGGAAAAGATAGCTTGAACGCAATGCGCGAACTTTCAAAATCTGCGCCTGAGTTTGCCCATGTTGGCGGACTGGCTATATCCGGCGCAAGCAAGCAAACTCTTTTTGATGCGCTTAATGGTGCAAAACAACGCCAGGCTGGTAATAAACCATTTGAAGGTACTGGAGATGCGGCAACAAAGCGCAACGTTATTGCCGACCAATTGGGTAGCGCTTATGCAATATTGCCTGAGACGCGCGCCAACATATTAACAACTGCTGATAATATTTATACTCAGCGCGCGATTGTTGCTGGCAAAACAGTATTTGATGAAGATATGTATAAACAAGCATTTCAAGAGGCCGCCGGCGCAACCAAAGATAAAAATGGAAAAATGTATGGCGGAATTATTGAATACAGGGGAAATCGTATTTCAATACCTAGCAATATTCCACAAGATCGTTTTAGCGATATTATTAGAAGAGCGACCTACGATGATTTTGTTGCCGCATCAAATGGAGTGCCGGCTGACGATACAGGACGTGCATATACCATTGATAGGTTAAGAAAGGGTTATCCCGTATCCGACGCAAGTGGTACGGCATTTTGGTCATTTGATAATCCGAAAGAAAAAGCTGGCGGCACTCTTATAGGTTTTTATACTAAAGATGGATCACCATTAAAGGTTGATCTCAGAGTGCTGGGTGAAAGAGTAAAAGCAAGGGAAGGCATTAAATGAGTTTTGTCTTTGACCAAGAAAACCCATCTGCCATTACCTTTAAGCCATTGGGTGGTGGAGAGGATACTGGATTTGTTGAAAATTATGATTCCGCATACCAAGCTACTTTAAAACTTAATCGTAGTGATTCGCGCCCCATCAGTTTGCGCGAACAATGGGATCCAATTGTCCAGGAGATACAACAAAAAACCGGTAAAAAATTTATTAACCCAGCAAACTATCTCGGTGGTTATACCGCATCTCCTGACACTCCAATTAGAGGATACAACTATTCATCAAAACAAATTTTTGATTTTGTTAAAGAGCGCCCCGATATTTTTCCTGATTTAGTTAATTTAGATAACGATATTATTTTTGAAAAAGCAAAACAAAAAGCAATTAAATCCGGAGACGTTAGTGCCGACGTAGCATCAAGACAAACATTTTCCGGCTTGCTAGGAGAGTTTGCCGGTAGTGCAGTAGCCTCAATAACAGACTTGCCTAATCTTGCAACCGCATTTATTGGCGGCGGATCAACGTCTATTCTTAAAACAATTTTTAAGCAATCAGCAATTGCGGCCGGGTCCGAAGCAGTTATTCAAACTGAGGTGGCCGACTGGTACAAAACCCTGGACCTTCCATACGATTACAGGACATTCTTAACAAACGTAGGCATGGCCGCGGCCGGAGCTGGCGTAGTTACTGGTGGAGTGGTGGCGGCAAAACCGTTATATCAATTTACTAAAAAACAATTGATCGATGGTATTGAGGCATTAGGTAAAGCCAGGGCAACTCGCGAAGGCCGTCCGTATGAAATAGATCCCGACGTTAAGATGATTAAAGAGCTTGACGATATAGACGCAACAATTAACCAGGGCAACGTTTTAAAAGATGACGTTGGCAACCTGGAGCATACTTCTCGCGTCGAGCAATCTTACAAAGCAATAGAAAACGGTGATTCGACTAAGATCACGGCCGCACCGCCTGAAAGTCCAATCAATCGACCAAAAGATATATTTTTTCACGACAACCTAAACAACGAGATTTTTGCGTACAAGCCAAAAGACTTGCTAGTCGATGCCGAGTTATTCCAATTTAAGGCTGGCGGCGATGTCATGGGCGTTACCGAAAGATTAAAAGATATTACCAAGTGGGATCCAGTTAAAGCAAACACGGCAATCGTTTATGAGTTTGCCGACGGACGTACATTTATTGCTGACGGCCATCAACGCCTGGGACTTGCCAAGCGTTTGCAAGAAGCAGATCCTACACAAGATATTCAGATTTACGCATTCAAGATTCGCGAAGTCGATGGATTCGATCCGGCTTATGCCAGGGCAACGGCCGCCGGCAAGAACCTGGCAGAAGGTACTGGCACACTCATTGACGCCGCCAAGATTCTTAGAGATGCGCCGGAGCTGATTAAGTCATTGCCGCCCAGGTCACAGTTTGTAAGACAGGCAAACGAGCTATCTCAACTTGGACCCAAAGCATTTAACGCCGTGGTCAATGATGTAGTGCCGCCACATTTTGGATCTATCGTCGGCCGTTATATTACAGACGAGGCCCAGCAATTGGCCATCCTTCAACTATTGCGCCGCCTGGAACCAGCAAATGCAGTCCAGGCCGAGCAAATCGTACGCCAGGCAAGAGAGGCCGGATTCGTTAAAACCGAACAGGCCGGTCTATTTGGCGATGAGGATATTGCAGAAAGCCTATTCTTAGAGCGGGCCAAGATCCTGGATCGCGCCATGAAAGAATTGCGTAAGGATAAGCAACTATTTGAGACGCTGGTAAAGAATGCAAACGATATTGAACAAGCCGGCAATACCCTGGCTAAACTGAGCAACGAAGAGAAAGAGGCTATTTATGGCAAAGCGATCGCTATCATTGAAAATAACGCAAACGTCCGGGGACCCATCTCAGACAATCTCACCCGAATCGCCAAGGCGTGGAAAGATGGCGGCGGAACCAAAACTGAAACTTACGTCCGCGAGTTTACCGAAAGCGTCCGCCGAGCAATTGAGGACGGGAGTTATGAAAGGGTACCAAATGGCGGAGATCGCGGCGATCTCACAACTCCGGCGCAAAGCAATCGATTCACAGAACCAGGCGCAGACGAGCTAAAAGGATTTGATGAAGGCCCTGGATCAATTGGCTCAAAGAACCAGGGCAACATCCTGGAAGGTGATCTTCTAGGAGATATGCCCAATGCTGGCAAACCGATTACTGTTGATGAGTATGTAGCCAAGTCATTAAATGAAAATGATCTTGCGGCGCTGGATGTTGAGGCACAAACAACGTTGCGTAATCTGTACCAAGACGCCGCATTACGTAAAGAACAGTTTGACAATATCAATCGCAATATTGCCAACCTGGTTAATGCTGAATACAAAGCCGCAAACTTAAAAGGATCTAGTCGTGCAGTCGAAAAGATTGTCTATGACTATGCTGGCGACGCAACCATGATTAAGGATTTATTGCGCGCTACGATTATTGTTGACAACTTCCAACAAGCTGGCGTTGCACTAAGAGAATTGCGTGGCCAGTATCGCGTACTTGATGGCGGCTTTAGAAACCTACTCGATCCAAAAGTAAAAGCATTGGATGGCGGGTATCGCGATATTAAGATGAACGTTGAGATTGACGGACATATTGCAGAAGTGCAGATTAGCATTCCTGAATTTATGAAGGTCAAGGATAAATATCATGCGATGTATGCAGAGCGCGATGGTATCTTGCGCCGCATTACAGATGAGAACCGTCAACCTACTAGAGCTGAACAATCACAGATTGATAAGATGAATGCCGAGATGGGCCTGGCTTATGATGAGGCGTTAGCGGCAGTTCTTAATCGCTCGAACTCGGCCTTGTCAACTGGCGCGCCATTACGTAATGCTGAATCTGCTGGGAAAGGTCTTGGTGAAGATTTATCCCAGGCCGCGCAAAAGCCAGGAAAACCAGGAACAGAACCTAAAGTAACTGGGATTCCTTCAACGTCGAGAAACTCTACTTTTTTAGATGATTTCATTAAGGACACTCCTGACTTAACTCTAGCACAGATCGGTACTGGTGGCAAACGCAATGCTGATCTTATGGACCTGGAAGTGCCTATTGCGGAAAGAATCGACCCAGTAACCGGTGAGAGAATATCGGAAGTGCAAACTGTAAAACAAATTTTAGACGACTTTGAACAGGATAAGTCTATGTTAGAGCGCTTAGTAGGGTGCGTTAAATGAGCTTTAGAGAATGTATTACCAACGGCGAAAATGAGGGAAAACTCTCAGGGGATCAGGCCGCCAAGGCCAGGGGCTTATTTGACGAGCTAGAGGCGGAGTACGCCAAGAAGATGGATCCCATCCAGGCTGGCACCCAGGCGGCGAAAGATACTTTTGACGCATTGCAAAAAGAGGCCATTGAAAAGAAACGCGTTAAATTGTTGCAAATACGCAACTGGCAGAAGATTAGCTTTGACTTAAATCAATATGCGGGTGGTGAAAGTTTAGGAAAGGCCGCCCAGGCATTACTGGATCGCGACGAATTTGCTAAGTATTCAAACGTGGAAGCCAGGCGCAAAGCCGTACTTGGTCAAATATATTCCAAGATGGATGATGTCCTGGCAACCTTTAGACGTCGCGGCGTAACCGGTGGACTAGGTAATAAGGCCATGGCCAAGGACCTGGTACGCGAAGTGTTTGGCGAGGATACCGGATCGGCCGCCGCAAAAGAATTAGCACAGTCCTGGTCAACTGCGGCGGATTATGCCCGCCAGCGCTTTAATGCGGCCGGTGGTGCCATTCCAAAACGTAAGGATTGGGGTATGCCTCAGATCCACGATTCGATGCTTGTACGCAAGGCTGGACGCGAAGAATGGACTAACTTTATCCGTGAGCGCCTAGACCTGGAAAAGATGATCGATGAGCGTACCGGGCTTAAATTTACCCCGGAACGCCTGGAGCTGGCCCTGGCACAAGTATTCGATTCTATTGCGACGGAAGGCTGGAACAAGGTTAAACCGTCCGGCGCTGGTGGTGGCCGCTCAATGGCTAACCGTCACCAGGACCATCGATTCCTGGCGTTTAAGAATGCAGATTCCTGGATGGAGTACCAGGAAAAATTTGGCAATCCTGAACCGTTCGTCACCATGGTTAATCACCTGGAAGGAATGTCCAGGGATATATCGATGATGGAGATACTAGGGCCTAACCCTAATGCGACGGTCCGGTATATCCATCAAACCGTCATGCAAGACGCCAAGATCAAAGAAGCAAATCAACCTGAAACGAAGATGGTCGAGCGGGCCAATAAAGAGCTGGGTATGTTTGATTCGATGTACGCGATCCTCAATGGATCCACGGCATCCCCGGTCGATGGTACCGTTGCCAGGGGCTTTGCCGGCTTGCGCCAAATACTTCAATCGGCGCAACTTGGCGCGGCCGCCGTCTCTGCCCTAACCGATATTAACTTCCAGCGTATTGCCGCTCAAACTTCGGGAATACCCGCGGCTGACGTGATTAAACGCGTCGCCGATAACCTGGTCCCGCTCAACATTGACGAGAAGGGACGCCTGGCATCTCGCCTGGGATTGATCGCAGAAAACTGGACTAGCGTTGCAAACGCCCAGGCACGATTCGTCGGTGATATGACTGGCCCTGAAATTACACGTCGCATCTCTGATACGGTCATGCGGATTACAGGGTTATCCCCATGGACCCAGGCCGGACGCTGGGCGTTTGGTATGGAGTTTATGGGTTACGTTGCCGACAATGCGGCCAAGAAGTTTAAGGATTTGGATAAGCCGCTCCAGGACACATTAACCAGGTATGGCATTGGAGAGGGTAACTGGGAAGTGATCCGTACTTCCGGGTTATACGAACACGAAGGTGCAACATTCCTACGTCCTGAAGAGATCGCCCTACGGACCGACTTGCAACCAGGACGGGCCGATGATCTAGCGACGCGATTCCTGGAGATGATCCAGTCCGAGACGGAGTTTGCCGTACCTTCTGCATCCATCCGTGGACGCGTCATGCTGGTAGGCGAATCACGCCCTGGTACGTTTGTGGGTGAAATCTCCCGTTCGTTCGCCATGTATAAGAATTTCCCCGTCACGTTACTAAATACCCACGTCATGCGGGCCGTGAATGCGGAAAACTTTAATAAGAAGGGTGCGTACTTTGCGGACCTGGTTATCTCGACTACCCTATTCGGCGCCCTGGCAATGCAACTCAAAGAGATTACCAAGGGGCGCGATCCACGTACAGTAATGACGCCTGAGTTTTGGGGATCTGCATTACTCCAGGGCGGTGGCCTGGGTATCCTGGGCGACTTCTTATTTAACGACGTTAACCGTTTTGGCGGCGGACTAGAGCAAACCATTGCCGGCCCGGTAGTCGGATTCCTGGACGATACGCGCCGCTTAACAATTGGTAATGTCCAAGAATTAGCAACTGGCAAGGATACCAACTTCATGCGGGAGCTAATCTCATACGCCGGACGCTATACCCCAGGGTCATCCATTTGGTATTTGCGCCTGGCACTAGAGCGTCAAATCCTGGATCGCTTACAGATTTGGGGCGATCCGGACGCTAAACAACGAATGCGGGAAATCGAAGCGCGTTACAGACGAGAAACTGGCCAGCGCTATTGGTGGTCCCCAGGTGATACCGAACCGGAACGCGGTCCGGATTTTGAGCGTTTAACTGCGGAACCCCCGCCAAAAAGGAAATAATGATGGAAAAATCTTCCAGTTTAAGGTATAAATTATCAGGAGAAAAAAATGGCTGATTTCCCAATATCACCCGTAGTGAGACGAGTAGTCTATACCGGCTCGGCTGGTACTGGACCATATGCGTTCACCTTTGAAATATTGGCGCAAACTGATATTGACGTTTATGTCGATTCAGTTTTAAAGACATTAACTACGGATTACACGGTAACGATTAACTCAAACGGTACCGGCGCAGTTAATTTCGTTTCTGCCCCAGGATCAACTACCAGGATCACAATCGTAGGCGCCAGGGATATTACCCGCGCATCGGATTACGTAACCGGTGGCGACTTTACTGCGGCATCGCTCAACGTTGAGCTAGATCAGCAAACCATCTTCAATCAACAAAATGCGGAAGCCTTGGGTCGTGCGATCTTGGCTCCCGTCACAGACCCGGCCTCTATCAATATGGTATTGCCGGTGCAAACTTCCCGCGCTGGAAAGATCCTGGCATTCGATTCGACTGGTAATCCTACGGTCGGTGAAGAGATTGGTAACTGGCGTGGTAACTGGGCCGCTGGTCAAGCCTATACCGTCCGTGACCTGGTAAAAGATTCTAGCAATGCAAACGTTTACCGGGCTAATACGGCCCATACTTCCAGCGGCACGACGCCAATCAGCTCGAATGCGGATTCGGCTAAGTGGGACCTGGTAGTCGATGCGGCTAGTGCGGCGTCATCCGCTACTGCCGCCGCGGCATCAGCAAGTGCGGCCTCTAGCTCGGCTAGTGCGGCCTCTACTTCTGCATCGAACGCCTCAACATCGGCCACGAATGCGGCCAGCTCTGCAAGTGCCGCTAGTACGTCGGCCAGCAATGCGTCAACTTCTGCAACAAACGCGTCTAACTCAGCAACATCGGCCAGCTCATCCGCCTCGACTGCAACGACACAAGCGAGCAATGCGTCAACTTCTGCGTCGAATGCGGCAACAAGCGCAACGTCGGCCAGCAATAGCGCGTCAACTGCTACAACCCAGGCGACTAATGCGGCTACATCAGCAAGCGGCGCATCAACAAGCGCAACGAACGCGGCTAGTAGTGCAAGCGCGGCATCGACTTCTGCCAGCAATGCGTCAACAAGTGCAACGAACGCAAGCAATTCAGCATCGACGGCCACAACACAAGCCACGAACGCCGCCAGCTCTGCGACTGCATCAGCTAATTCAGCAACATCCGCGGCGGCTAGTGCCGCAAGTGCGGCCGCCTTGTTGGATAACTTTGACGATCGTTACCTGGGCGCGAAAACTTCTGATCCGGCCCTGGACAATGATGGCAATGCTTTAGTCCTGGGCGCGCTTTACTTTAATTCTACTGATGGCGTGATGAAGGTTTACACGGCATCCGGCTGGATCGCCGCGTCATCTGCATCGGTCGCAACTCTCGCAACGTTTGAGTTTGTCGCAACTGCCGGGCAAACAGTATTCACCGGCAACGATGCAAACGGGTCCAGCTTATCGTACGTCGCGCCAGCAATCATCGTTACATTGAACGGTGTTCGTTTGCGTCCTGGCGACGATTACACGGCCACGAATGGTACATCGATCACCTTAATAAGCGCCGCGGCATTGAACGACGAGCTAGTCGTTGATGCGTTTGGATCTTTCCTGGTGGCGAATACTTATACGATTGCACAAACCGACGCTGGATTTGTTGCCGTAACTGGAAATCAATCCATTGCCGGCAATAAAAACTTTGCTAGTAATACGCTATATGTTGACGATACTAATGATCGCGTTGGCGTTGGTACCGCTAGTCCCCAGGAAAAATTTCATGTTTCTAGTGGAGCAATTAGAATTAGTAACACATCTAATTCTTTACTTGAGCTTAATACAAATGCTAATAATCGTTTTGGATACCTATTCGGCACATCATCTTCTTTGCAATTAGCGGCAGAAAGTACGGCTAATAATGTGTTATCTTTTAGTACCGACAACGCAGAACGTATGCGCATCGATTCCAGCGGCCGCATTACTACGCCATTCAGACCAGCGTTTGTGGCCCACGCAACTGGTAATTCCAGTTACACAAGTGTAGCTGAAACTGTTCCGTTCCCAGCTAATACTGCAAATTACAATCAAGGGTCTTGTTTTAACACTTCCAATTATAGATTTACTGCTCCTGTTACTGGTTTATATTTATTTGCATTTTCAGCGCTCAATGGTAATACTTCGGCTGGTTCAAGGCCAACATTTTTCGTAAATGGTAGTAGCGGGTATAACGGAATCCAGCATGGAATTTCAAATCAAGAAGGTGGGGGATCAAATTCAAACGCAACTAGCTCTTTGATATATTTACAAGCCAATGATTATGTTTTTGTTGCATCTTCAGCGGGCTCTTTATATTATTATGGACAAGGTCATTCAACTTTCTCCGGTTGTTTAATAGGTTAACATTTAAAGGAAAGTATTATGGCAACTTACACAATCACACTTAGCGCCGCAGAAGATAAAGCGCTCCACGTAGTAGCTCTCTCCGCCCAGGACTGGATCGACAACGCCGTCCATGAGCGATGCCGCATCGCAATCGAAGAGATTGTTAACGCGGAAGTGCAACGCAAACTAGCGGCCGGACAACCGATCACCGGGTCCAAGGAAGATATAGTCCTGGCGGCGAATATCGAATCAGCGGCCGAGCGCCAGGCAAGACTAGACGCTGAACAAGCGGCAAGCCAAGGAGCATAACCATGGGAATCGCCCGCAATCTAGCCAGGCTGGTACCGAACGGAAGTGGCCTACTACCCAACGCAAACATTGAGGCGGTGGCGGCGAGCAAGCTGACTGGATCAGTAGCTTTAGCGACACAAGTAAGCGGCACATTGCCGGACGCGAATGCTCCATCCGGTAGTATTACTCAATGTATTCAATTTGAAGATAATACGCATCGATCATGGACTGGATCAGGTCGTTCAAATATTTTTGTTGTACCAGGCCCATTCGGAGATGGCTCAGTATTTATTACTAGGTCTGTGAATACATCTAAAATACTTGTAGATGTTCGCCTTATGGTTGGCGCAGATAACGATACATGGTCAAACTTTTTAATGCAATACGCACCCGAAGGATCGGGATATTCTTACTTCCCAAATAGAGGGGTTACTACTGGTGGAATTACTGAGGCTGGAACTTTAGCGCACTTTGGTACATCAAGTGGTGGCGGCTCTCAATCTGATACGCAATATAGACTTCATCCAGCAACATATCAATACATATTAGATCCAAGCACAACACAAAATAAAGTATTTATTAGAATTATGTCCACTTATGGTCATGCCGCATCAAGAACTGTTTATTTGAATAGGCCATCTAATACGGGTGACAACAATAGATATGTTGCTAATTCAGTTATAACATTGAAAGAGATTGCAATATGAACCATAAAGCAATTTATAAACTTTATCCACAGGTTGCTACTGTTAGCGATGATATTGGAGCGTTTGACGCACAAGGCAATCAGGTACAAATTGATCTTACCCTGATAAACGCCTGGGTCGATCCTGAGACTTACAAGTATCAACGCGCCGCCGAGTACCCATCATTCGCAGAACAATTCGATACGCTTTATCACGGCGGCTATGATGCCTGGAAGGCGACAATTGATTCTGTCAAAGCCAAGTATCCCAAGCCGTAGGAGTTAACCCAAAATGACCGACGATCTTAACCAGCAAATCGGCCGCCTTGAAGCGCACGTCGAGCAACTCCAGCGCGACATGACAGATATAAAAGGTAGCATTAAAACCATGAGCGATCAGATGAATCGCTGGCGCGGAGCTGGCGCCATTCTCTTAATGGTGGGCGCGGCATTCGGTTGGGTGATCGATATGCTTTACAAGGCCCTGGGAAAGTAAGCACATGATATGGCCGACGATTTTGGGTTTACAGAAGGCGTTAAAAGTCTTAGCGGATCTCTTGATGCGGCGCGAGAAGCCAGCAAAGGATTATCCAAGAGTATCCAAAACGTCCAAAACGACGGCCTCGAACTTGCCCAGCAACAAGCCAGGGAACGCAAGATCGCCGAAAAGCGCGCCGCGCTCCTTAAAGAGCGGGCCATCTTCAAAGCGCTCGAAGAATACAAGCACCGGAAAATCATCAGCGACCAGGAATACAAAGCAAAAGTAGAATTTGTAAAGAAGTACGGCACCAAAGAATGGGCCGAAGTGTTAAAAATTAAGAGTGATATTGAAGAGCTGGAAAAGAAAAGTAAAAAGTTATTCGATGCGGATTTAGAAAAGATTAGACGCGTACAGTTTTTATGTTTTCTTGTCGCTGGTTGGTGTGCATACTATCTTGTTTGGGGGATTAAAAAATAATGGCAACAAAACCGATATGGGAAAAAGAACGGCCCAAGGCCCTGGGCAAATCCAAGAAGCTATCACCTGGCCAGCTCAAGGCGGCCAAGGCCATGGCTAAGAAAGCCGGGCGTCCTTACCCGAACATGATTGATAACATCCGCGCTAAAGCAATGAAAGGGGATTGATATGCCAATGAGTGGAAAGCAAATGATGAAGGTTGAAAAGGTGATGCGCGAATACAAGGGCGGCAAGCTCAAGTCCAGCTCCGGGCAAAAGGTAATGA